TCTATGAAGGAGTTTTTCCAAATCAAAAAGCAGCGCAGAACAACCTTGACATACTGTTGAAAGAACTTCGAGAAACAGCAAATGTTGGACCCAACAACCTCAAAGATTTTGAGCGGGCTGTTCAAAACGATATTGATGCATTCTACGGTAGTTCGGCAAACCTTTTAGCAGATGCACAAAAACAACTGGACGCTGCGATTGAAGGTGAGATTGATAACGTCATGAAGCCTTTAATGAAAGGTGAAGATGTATCAAAAGAACTGGCGGATGCTTTACAGTTAAGAAAATCTTTATTTGATGAAAAAGTAGATCAAATTTACACAACGGCAAACAGGGTTTTAGATGGCAAAGAAATTATTTCAACCAAAGGCGTTAAGGATGCTTTACGTCAAATAGATGAAGACTTTGCTGCTGATATATTAACTTCAAAACTGGGTCGTGAAATTAGCGGTCTTGGCGACTACATTACTCCGGCTAGAATGCAACAATTGCGTAAAAAACTCACAGAAGCAACTGGGTCCCCAGACATCGTCAACAATGCATCATACGGTGCATTGACTCGACTAAAATCTGCTGTTAACGATTCGTTTATGGAAACTCAGTTGCGAATGCAGCAAACGGCTAACATGATGAAAGAAGGCGCAGGAATGCAAACTCCTGGGGCCACTAAAGGGTTGACTGGACTAATGACTGGAGAGCAGGCAACCATTCAAAACATGGGACTTGCAATGGAGACTATTGCTGACGGTCTTGATTTGTTGACTCGTGCAAATCGGCTGTATGGTATTGGTATGCGTCGTTTTGATAACCCAGTGACTATGAAAATAATTAAAAAAGCTCGTGATGGTCAGATAAACATGCCGTTTATCTATGAACAGATTATTGCAAAAGATAATCCAGAAGCGTTGGGTCAACTGTTTCGTGCAATCCGTGGTGTCCCAGATTTAGAAATTGTTGATCTTGCAGACTCTGCTCGTTTTGCTGGTCAGCAAAAGATATTTGGCATGGACTTAGAAGAAGCACTGGAAACAATCAAAGACCTACCGAAAAATAACCGCCGCCGCAGAGCGGTGGAAATGGAGATTGAAAGAATTGAAAGATCTGGAAAAGCACGGTCCGCGATTCGTGGAACCGGGGCTGAAGCTGCAGAAGAACTCCGCCGACGACTTGGTAGCATGTATCTTAAAAATGTATTAGAAAAATCACGTCTTGTAGAAACATCTACGAGCGCAAAAGTTGTTGATCCAATCGTTCTTGCTAGAGAGCTTAAAAAGAAAGGCACTACGATCAATCGCCTATTCTCTAAAGAAAAGGGCACCCTTGATGACCTTGTTAAGGTTCTTGAAACCGGACGCGCTGAAATTGCTCCTGAAGTCTTGGATGCTTTGCCAAACCTTCCATTAAAGCAACAGATGGAAGCCTTAAAAAAAGCTACGGTTACCCAAAAAGATATTTCTCGTTCTCAAATATACAGAGCATTCGAGGCAGGGGACACAGAACAGATTGCAAAGCTTTTGTTATCAAAGCCCTCTGCAGTAGATGATGCAAAAAAAGCACTTAGTCCTGAGCTATTTGAACAAGCTAAAGATCAATCAATGGGACGCATCCTACGTCAAATTGGAGCTACTGTTGAAGACGGTGGTGAAATAAGATTACAAGGAAACTTTTTAGAGGATTTTCAAAGCGGTCGGTTAGGTAAAAATTTACAAAGTGTTTTGGAAAGCTATGGCGAAAGTCATATTGATAAACTGTTCGGACCAAAAACCTACAATAGTTTATTTACGATTGCTGATGATATGACCCGAGCTTCTAACGCAGCAATTGCCGGGAAAGGCGGTCTTGCTGCTCCACAAATTGCTTTAACGTTAGGTGTTGTCGGTTTTATTACAAACCCTGTTGCAACTTTAGCTACGGGAGCAGGTTATGCGGCAATGTCAAAACTTTTACGCAAACCTGAAGTGTTAAGAGCAATGATGGCTTCACGAAAAAAATTAACTGTTAAAGAGTTTTTACAGGGGAAACGAAAAACGCAAGACCCTGTTGGTCAGGGCCTTCAAGCTGTTCTACAAATTACTTCTCAAGCTGGTTTTCAAACCATACGAGGGAATGTTGGTCAGGCTAAAGAAGAACTTGAACCTTCTATTGAAAGAGTGAAACAACAGGCACAGGCTCAACTGCCTACACCACAACAGATATTACCTGCAGCGCAAAGTGGCCTACAAAATCTTAACCCGTTCCAGCCACAAGGCACACCACAACAAGGTGTTTCACCGATCCTTGTGCCTAACCCAGCAACAAGGGCCGCTGTAGGGAGCCAGTAATGGATAGACAAAGACTTTTTGCACAACTCCGGTTACATGAGGGTGTGGAGGTTTATCCTTATAAATGTTCCGCAGGATATTTAACCATAGGCGTGGGTCGTAACATCGAGGAACGAGGACTATCTGACGATGAGATCGATTATATCCTCAACAACGATGTCAACATTGCCACCGATGAACTCGTCAGAACTTTTGATTGGTACGCGGATCTTGATGAAGTACGTCAGCGTGTCGTGGTAGATATGGTGTTTAATCTCGGCTTGCCGCGTTTCAAGCAGTTTCAAAAAATGATCCAAGCCTTGGATGAAGGGGACTACAAAGAAGCATCCATCCAGATGATGGACAGCCGTTGGGCATCTCAGGTGGGTGCTCGAGCAGAGCGTTTACGGGACATGATGGAGAGTGGTGAGGACTCGTTAGACTTTTAGCCGACCTCGCCCCAGTTATTTCCTAGTTCCTGATCTACGCTACTTGGAACACGAAGATCAACACACGTTTCCATAATCTCCTTGATTCGTGACGCTTGTTCCTTGGAACCTATACTAAAGCACAGTTCGTCGTGTACGGTCAGCAGAGGAACTAATCCTTCTTTGTAGCATTCAGCCATTGCTTTCTTCGTTTGATCCGCAGCAGAGCCTTGTATCAGCTTGTTGAGAGCCTTGTATGTAAATGCTCTACGAATGCCAGGACCATATTCCCGAATCGCATCCTCATGTTGCATAGGTTTGTTGTAATCAAAACTTCTCGGTTCCCACATATCAAACCGGCATTTACGTCCTAACAATGTTCTAATCTGACCGTTCTTAGATGCTCGTTGAGATGCCATGTCAGCAATTCGTTTAACAAAAGGAACTCTGTCATGGTATGTGGCTAGTAATTCTTTTGCGTCATCCTGACTGATATCTAACGTGTTGGCTAACTTACCTCGACCCATGCCATACATGATTCCAAGGTTTACAGTTTTGGCTTCTTTACGCCCGATCCCTGCCATGTCTGCTACCATTTGATGGAAATCCACGTCAGTTGTTTTAAACGCTTCAACAATTTCTTCTACTCGTGGATCCTCATACTTATCTGCAAGCAAGGATGAGAAGTGAACCAACAACCGCGGCTCTTGGCTCGAGTAGTCAAACGAGCCCCACTGTTCTCCTTCTTCAGGAATAAACAGCCCACGAATCGCGGCTTTGAGTTCAGGATCTCGAGCAGGAATCTGTTGTAGGTTTGGGTTACTGGAACTGAAACGTCCCGTTATCGTCCCACCATCATCAGAACGTAGTTGATTAAACTCACAGTGAATCCTCCCGTTGTGCTGATATCGAAGGATAGAGTCAATAAACGTGCTGTTTGCTTTGTTTAGTTCACGAAGTTTAAGAATCTGGGCCGCGATTTCGTGGTCACAGCCTTGCAAGAACGCTTTTGTAATCGAGGGTTGATTTGAGATCTCTGTGCGAGAGTAAGGGATTTGGTAATGGTCCAACACTGCGGACACGCTTGTTGCCACCCAGGGTTCGACCATAATTCCTGTTTTTGCCTTGATGTCATCTTTCAACTGCCTTTCTAGCTTTGCTAGATATAGTTTAGTTTGCTCTGCCTTATCGAGATCTACGCGAACACCTTTTTCACGCATGTCGAGCATCATTGGGATTAGACTGCTTTCTAATTCAAATATCGATCCAAGTTCTTGCTTTTGAAGTTCTGTCTCAAAACAATTCCAAAGCTTCAGTGTCAATGCTGCATCTTGTTCTGCATATTGACCAACAAACTTAGCCGGTAGTTTCCACATCTCAGCCTTTGGATCAATGCCCCATTTCTTTGCTTCTTCGCGTAAAACCTTTTCATTCTTACGCTCGCCCAGATAGTCTCGACCCAAAGAATCAAGAGAAAAGCTAAACCGGTTTTCATTAATCAAGGGGGCGGCAATCATCGTATCGATAATTTTGCCCTGAACAGGCACCTCGGCCCACCGCAACCAGCCCAAGTCGTAGGTTGCATTGTGAAAAACTTTAGGGATATGTGGCGTAGCCATTTGTTTTTTCAGCCATTTCATGACTACATTTTGTGTCATGTTGCCGCCGCCAGCGTGTTTAATT